AGAGTAAGGTAGGTCTAGCAGATTTTAGAGGAGGTAGAGTGTCTACCCCATCAGCGGATACTTCGGGTATTCTGAACAACCAGCGAAACTTTCGTTTGCATGTTTTGTTAGCACTTGATTCGAGGCCAAATTGAAGGCCCATTTTTTCAGGCATTGTGAATTCCTATAAAAAAAGCGGCGACGGATTAGGGGTTTCCGTCACCGCCATTTATCAGAGTATCCTGTAAGGGATTATACCAAGTTCAATTCGTTTGGTTCTTCTTCATCATCTCCTTGACCAACACCGCAACCAGTGCAGCAAGGATCAATTGTGAAGTTAGGACATTCTGGCGTGTAAGTAACATCAGAGTAACGAAGGCTCAGTTCGATGGTGGCTTCTTCTGAATTAGAGTAATCCAGATCACCAAAGTTTACTGAAGTTGGCCAACAATCTTTAAGTTCCCATGTTTCTAAAATAGCACCGCAACCATCCCAAAGCTTGATAACAGCCGTTGCTGCATAATCATCTCGGATAGCACCTTGCTGAAGATTGATAGGATCTGTGAAGTTGTAAACTGAAGCTAGCCATCTAAACAATGGAGCAGCATCAGTAGTGGCAACATCAATGTACGTTACAGTAATTGTTTCCCAAGATGCTTTTCCGGGAATCCATGTCTTAGCATTCAAAAAGTTAACTTCTGTTTCTTCAATAGAAAGGCTGGGTCTAGCAGCCAATTTTACGTAATGTGCTGGGACAGTATCACCATCGCAGATATCAAATAACTCAAATGTATAGCGAAATTTTCGCTTGAAGATTAAGTTACTGAAACCGAGGTTTCCTATTCCCATAGGGATTTGTTCAGCCATTGTTTCTCCTTATGTCTCTCGATTCTTAGATGAATTCTGCGAACTGATCTTTCTTGACAGTGGTGCCGCAACCACCACAACAAGGATTGATGTCGAATGCTGGGCAGAGAGACACGTACTTAACATCGGAGTAACGAAGGGTTAATTCGATCTCAGCTTCTTCTGAGCTTGAATAATCCATTTCTCCAAAGTTAATGGCTTGTGGCCACATGTGTTGCATCTGCCATGACTCCAAAGGAGTTCCACAGCCGTCGAAGAGAGTCAAAACACCAGTGGCGTCCCAGTCTCTTTTGTTACCTTGTCTTAAATGTACGGGATCAGTGAAATCATACGTTGATGCCAGCCAATTCCATAAAGTTTGCATTTCTTGATGGGCTACGTCATAGTAAGTAACCGTAATGGTTTCCCAAGATGCTTTTCCGGGAATCCATGTCTTAGCATTCAAGTGATTGATTTCAGTTTCTTCAATACTTAAATTTGGTCGAGAAGCCAGCTTCACAAAGTGTTCTGGAATCTTATTTTTTTCATTATCGCAGAAACCGAAAACTTCAAATGTCCAGCGAAATTTGCGCTTGAACACCATATCGGGTTGGCCGATAGTTCCGATTCCCATTGCGTGTTGTTCTGCCATTTTTGCTCCTGTTGTTTGTTAACATCCTGTGCAGGCACACTTTGGTACTTGAAGTCCGCAAACAGGTAGATAAGAAACTTCTGAATATCTTAAAGTTAATTCAATTGTTGCTTCTGCTGAGTCTGCATAATCCAAATCACCGAAATTTACTGATTGTGGCCATACAGAGTCCATTAACCAAAATTCAAGTGGTGTTCCACATCCGTCGTACATAGTAAGTAAAGCTTGTCCTCTCCATCCGGCCTTTTCTGACTGTCTAAGTGTTGCGGGATTTACGAAGTCGTATACCGAAACTAACCAGTCATAAAGAGGTTGTGACAAACGATCTGCTACATCAATGTATGAAACAGTAATTGGTTGCCATTTACCTTTTCCCGGAATCCATGTCACTCCATTCAGAAAATTAAGCTCTGTCTCATCGACATCTAATTGAGGTCGAGATGCAGTCTTAACGAACCACTTTGGAATCAGTCCACAAGGGGTCTGAATTTCCAATGTGTATCTAAACTTTCTTTTGAATATTTTGTCGGGTTGCCCAAGCAGCCCAATTCCCATATTGGCCATTCTTGCCTCATTCTTGAAAGGAATTTTGCGGGGCTGATTTCAGCCCCGCAAAATCATTTTTGATTATCCGTCGAACGGAAATTCTGTGTTGTCAGCAAAGCTTCCTGTACGGTGGATTGAGAATTCAATAAAGATAAACTCAGCCGCACGAATAGGCTGGACGCCCACTCTCGCTCGCATTTCGTTTCTATCAATAACATCTGGAGGATTGAGTTCTGTGTCACATTTGACTCGGAAGTCGTTGACACCTCTTCCCACCTGAATTTCTTGCAGAATTGCCGTGGCGATTCGAACAAACTTCTGTCGAAGGATGTCATCATGTGGATCGAAGAGCAACTGTCTGGATGCCGCACGGATTCTCTTTTCGATCACGAACATCAATCGTCTGACGTTCACTCTATCGAGAGCCGTTGGGCGTCTTTGCAGTGTCTTTTGACCCCAGATAACAAAGCCTTGGAAGTCCACGAACTGGACGATTGGGTTAATAGCATTTCTGTAACCGTACATCAGGTCACGCTCTTCGAGCGTAGGACGACTGAATACGTCAGTAATACTTGGTACCACACCTCGGGTTACACCAGCAGGGGCGAACCAAGGAGCCGACAAGCTGTCGGATCGGGCAATCGTGGCCATTACTGATCCAGAAGGTGGAGCCCAGATGTCAACTCTATTGAAGTTGTCACGAAGCTTAACCCATGGCCAGTAAAGAGCACCAAAGTCATTATCGAATCTTGTTGTGTTTAGTGGGTGACTACCATTTTGCCAGTCCACAATCTCTTGTACTGTCAGTCCGAATGGTGGATCAATAATAGCCAAGCAGTCCTGACGGACGTTCTGGCAAAGGTCCAACAAAGAAGTTACAACTGAGGTACTGGAGTGAGCCGGAACAGCAATCAAGTCGATGTCGATTTGTTCTGGTTCGCTCAAGGCAAACATCCCGGTAAATCCGAGCTTGTTACCGATGATCAAAGCGTCCTGATCATCTGGGTCAGAAGGAATACCATCTGATCCACCTGTTAAGTTGTAAGTTCCATCCAGTGGCGATGCACTATTTGCGATGTTGTCAGTTACTCTGATCCAATCTGAGACCAAGGCAATGAATGTTTCAACATAGAATCGAGAGTTTTGATCTTTAACCAAAGCTCCCCAAGCTTCCACTTGGACTCCGTTGTTGTAAACTTCCATTTGCCAGTTGCCTTCTCGAATGTTATTCTCGATAACAACTTGCGTTTGGTTTCCGTCAATACCAGCAGAGTCGGCATTGATTGTGAATGTTAGAGCACCTGCTACAGCAGCAGCACCGTTTACTCGACCGTATGTGTCAATTGCTACGTCGCCAGCAGTTCCAATTGGGCTTAAGCCTGCTTTGGTAACAGCTTCGAATCCGAAGACTCCAATAGCTGTGCTGTCTGGTTTAATAAGCAACTTAGCATCTCGACCGTGATGATCTGTTGTGAATGTCAAGTTATCGCCAGTTGCAGAAGCCGTCCAACCACCCGGCAATGTTCCGCCGTTTTCGGTTTTCTGACTTTCAATTTCAGAAACAACTGCTGATAGAAGGTTGTCTTGCCCTTCAAGAGCTAACAGGTCAATAGTTTGAACTACATTGTCAACCAAAACATTGTCTGTACCGTCAATGACGATCTGAATGTTCTGACTTGTAAGTCCTGTAAGATCGTATTCTCCAGCCGCTTGATAAGTTGCTGGGAATCTATCCTTACTTCCTGTTATTGTGGCTTGCGTCATGCCAGTACCAAGACCGGATACGTTGCCACCGATAACCGTTCCGCCATAAATGGCGTCTTGAACAGAAACCATTTCAAGTTCGGCATCTGGGCCAAACGAGAATGTTGTTCTAACACCAATTCTTGCGTCAAGTGTATGACTGAAGAATTCGATGCCATCGATGTCGCCAGTCAATTGCAGATTCAAATCTTCTGCAAGTTGAGCGGCAGTATATGTTCCAGCAAGAACCACAAGAGTCTTCGAATGAAGAACAGTGTTTAGTCTCCATCTGAAGAATGAGTCTACAGCAAATGTGTAGTCTCCATCTTCTTTTGATTCAATACTGATTTGTCCACCGGCTGATGCAACATCGCCGGTAGCAGTTTGTGCTTGTTCGTCTGATACGTTCGCTTCATCAGCAACACGAACTATGTAAAGTTCGTTAGCAATCAGAAGGTACTGTTCCGCAGCGTAATTGAGATAAGGATCACCTGACTCTGGATGTGGATATCCAAACACTGTGGCAAGTTGCCGACTTGTGCTTATTAAAGTAGGTACGTTTATTGGCCCTTTAGAAGCGAAGCCAATCAGTCCAGCACGGTGAAAGGACTGCTCGGGCGCAATAAAGGACAAATCCTTCTCGGTTATTCTTACGCTTGGCGAAATTGTATTTGACGGTGGAAATCCCCTTAATATAGCCATTGTCTCAATCTCCCTTACGAATCTCTGAGTTTGGTATGTATCTAGTGGAGATAAGACCCATTTTCTCCACTCTATCTATGTATTCCGTGTGACGTTCATCTTCAATGAGTCTTACGTTGTTACCCTTACCGATACCCGGAACTATCAGCGTTGTGAACGCACGAGGTGCAGTCCTTGACCTCACTACAAGTTGTACGGGACTCCTTCCGCTATTTCTTACTTCAATCATTCTTCCAATTCCTTTACTGCTTGTTCTAACCTAGCCAAGACTTCGGTAATATCTTCATCATTAGGAGAATCAGTGATTTCTACTTTTGTCTTAAGAACTGCTTTCTTTCTTACGATTGGTTGAGCCACGAATGACTCAGCCGTGAAAGTAAACTGATACTTAAAGACTCTCACTGCTTGGTCGCCCGGTTCAACATCTACATTATTAGCAATTGAATCGAGCTTAACACCAATCTCCCATGAAATTCCTCTTACCCTTATGTATGCCATGG